TCGACAGTAGTAACATCAAGAATAATGAAGGGTTCAAAGTTTGGCGCTGAGCCATTATCATCTTCTGGTGGTGGTGGTTCAGGTGGCACTGAATTGCCACCTGAATTCACAACATCAGGCTTAACACCTAATGGTGCGCGCTTTGTTATTGCTACTGTCGATCCTGTTGCCTCTGGTGCTGCGCCTCAACCATTCACAGTTGACTTTGATTTTAGAGCAACTAACGCCTCTGGTACTGGTGTTGTTAACTCGCGCACAGTTATTCGCGGCATTGCTGGCGGTAACGTTGATGATAACCCATCATTTAAGGTTTATCGCGATTCACAATATCCATTGGATGAAACGGACGTTACCTACGGGATTTATCGAGCATCAAACGATATTGACGATGGTTACATTATTACTGTTGATCTTGCGTTTACTCAGGCTTATGACGTAACAATCCGCTCTAACCGTCTAGGTGTTTTAGACCCTAACGTCACATTCTCTTCACAGCTAACGCCTCACACAATTGGTTCAGAGGTCCCAATTAAAGAGATTGACCTTAATCAGTGGCAAACTAGAAACGTTGGCGCTGGCTTTGCCGGTGGTCTTGCTGTTGAAAGTGTCGGTGATTACGAGGGTGAGACGGGCGCACACACTAAATACGTTAATGGCGAGGTAGTTCACTTTGCTGGTGGCGCTGATATTCAAAGACTTTCATCAACTGGCTCGCGCTTTTCTTCTGGTATGTTTAGCTCTAGTGAAGGCTGGCCTGTATTCCCTACTACTGGGTTTCCAATTGATGCGGTATTTTTTGAAACGCTAATAGCACAAAAGCGTGCAACTAAAGCTGATACAACTTTAAACTCATTATCAACTATTACATTAACCGCTGTTGATGGTGGTAGTGTTGTTGCTGAGAATATGGTTGTTAATGGCGCGCCTTTTGATGGCCATCGCGGTTTAAGATTTAACGCAACTGGTAGCGGCGGCTTAGATATTACTTTTGCAGACTGCTTTCATCAGCGCGTACAGTTCAACATGACGTTTGGTAGTGCTACATCGTCAAGCACAACTCAGGATTATGAGATTGTTGATTCTGACGGCAATCAGTTACTGTCTTTTGATATTCCTGATACAAACAATGATCCCGGCAGTGTTAACAGTTTTACGTTTGAGTTCTCAGGTCAAGTTGGCGATTATCAAGTTACACTTCGTAAGCGCTCAAGCGGTACAGGTCAAACGGTTTATATGTACGACTACGATATGAATGTGTTTGTTGATGAACCTGCGCAAATTGAACGTGTTGGTGTTCAGTTTGATGATCCTACTGACGGAACGATGCTTCAACGTGTTTTGGTTGATGCAAACAACCCGTTGCCACAAGGTACTTTAGCGCTAAACTCGCAAGCTGATAACCGTCTTGTCTGGTCTGATGGTGAAGCGGCGGCATACGTAAACACCACACGTATTGATTTTGCAGATGCTGTTGGTCAATTCTTCTTTGCAGAAGGAAACACTCTTGCAGAGGCAGGCTGGACTGGTAGCAATATAAATAGATGGGTTAACACCCTAAACTTTAGGGGTTTTCCTGAAGTTATACGAATCACGCAGACAGGCGGAACAGTAACCGCAGGCTCCCCTAATAATACTCAAGCATTTTGGGACACTTGTCGAGCAAACGGCTTTCGTACTGATTTGCGTATTATGTGCGGCGCTACTCATGACGGCAGTTTGTACTTAGGGTTAGAGCCTAACAACACATCATGGGGCAGTAATGGTCGCTACGAGTCATTTGTTAACGTGAGCGCGGGGCAGTTACAGTTAACAATGGTCAACTCAGGCGGTAATACCTCAGTTAACCTTGATCGTGATGTAATGCACACTATTACGTACGACATTCCAGCTGGTAGCAATGTCGCTAATGTCCTGCTTGAAGATGAAAAGGTTGGCGAGATTGACTACACCGGCTCTGGAACAACTGACCGTGGTACGTTCTTCTATATCCCTCCTGGCAACCCAGTAAACGACATGAGCATCTTGTCAGTAACAACGTATACTCTTGATGACAATGCTATTGACGCCGAACTAGGCAGACGTGCTATTGAGACTGGATTACGTTACAACGTGCCTAATGTAAACGTGGTCGGTGTTACTCGTCGAGTTCCAAAAGGGCTATATGACTTTGGTAATACCTTTACTATCGTTAATGGCTCAACAGAATCATGCGCTGTAACCGCACTAGTAGATGATCACCAGTTGTTCGGCGGCAGTGGTGAATACGAGGTACTACCACAAAGGGAGGTTAACTTTACTCAGACAGCATTCCCGCGCGGCAATGTTTGGGCTGTTGATGATTCACCGCTAGAAGGTAATTCTGTATACTTAACCATTGAATCTGATGGCTCGATATTATACCGAGACCCAGCAGGCACGTACAAAGGGACGCTTAACGACCTCGGCAACCCTCAAACAGGCCAGTACTCTTTCGGTTCTGGTGTTGCAAACTTTGCCTTTACTACGTCATGGGCTAATGCCACAGCTATTAGTAATACTGGCGCTAAGATGACTGCTACATGTACAATTGCATCTGATTTAGTCTTTATTGATGTAACTGATGCTGGTGGCAATAGGGTTAATGATAGATTCTTCTTAGAAGTTCGCTGGAGTTAATCGTGAAAGCATTAAAATAACAAGCAACAAACAGCCCCTTTAACGAGGGGCTAACAAGGTGCAATATGATAACACTTAAAATGTTTACTAATCTCAACAGTAAGTATTACGTGCGAATACTTACTTTTAACGAGATAGAGATTACTTACTCAAACAGTGGCATGAAAGAACCGGCAGAAATTGACATTAAATCAGACCGTAATCATTTAGAAATAAAAGAAAGCGGCGCTGAATTATCGATAACTGAGGGCTTGCCACCTAACGAGCATGTTAACGTTGAAACTGTCGACTCTATTATTATTGATGGCGTCATGTATAACGGAACTGATTTAGAAGAACTCAGTAAGGTTATGTATTCGGCAGATGATAAAGATAGAGGAAAGGAAAACGATAGAATGAAGTAATGATAAAGCCCCTTGAGATAGGGGCTTTTTTTATGTGCTTAGTTATAGCGTTAGTGTACTTTCGTTTAATCTACTTTATGGCAGTGTGTATAGTGAGCTTTCCCGCACCCTTTGCATTCCCCTCTGTATTTTGGCGGGCTACAAAGAAGCCTGCATGTTTTATTATACTCAACAAAACCACCGCATTGCTTGCAAAAAGCAGCACTGACAACAGCCCCGCCCGAGCTTTCTACTTTTTCATTACTCACTTCAACACCTCGCTATTATCAATATCACTTAATTTGCTCATCGCTCTTCTCCTTGCGCTTATCTAAACGCCTTTGATATGTACCATGCTTAGGGCAGCAATACTCACCACTAGCAGTAGCATAAAACTCTTTGCGAGCACCGTTATCGCCGTCGGTGCATCGCTCGTACTTGCATGTTTTCTTTGTTGACGGCATTTATTTGCTTGCTCCTTGTTCAAGCTCTTTTATTACGTTTAAATCTGCCTCTAGCAAGGATTTTGCCTTGTCTTTGGATTCAATAGCTTTACTTTTATAAAACTCAGAAATATATAAAAGTAAATCATCTTCATTATCTTTCATGTATTGAATTACAGCTTCTTTTGCTACATCAGCATCACCAAGAGATAAAAAATTATAAACGCTAGAATCGCCATAATCGCCAGTGTAGCCGCCAAAATAAACAGTAGCACTAAACGACTTAAACCTATGATCTGCATTGAAACCTAATTGAAATTTATCTACATTAGAGCTTGATGTGGAGCGCTTAAAGTTAGCTTTAACATTTTTAATCTTGTCTGAATCTGATAACCATTTCTTTATATTGTTAATATTCATTTTCTAAATCCTCTCCGTCATTGATAACTAAAGTGTACGCCATATCACGAACAAGTCAACAGTATTTTTAATTTATTTGCTCCATGCTATACTTGGTTGGCACTAAGGCAATTATCAAACAAGGATTATCATGGCAACATCACGAAAGAAGAAAACAAAAACCGGCGGCACTAAAACCAAATGATTTACGCTGATTATTTAGTGATTGTTAGCGTGCTGATATTATCGCTATTTAATCGCGACTCTGTCATTTTTCTAATAGCCTTTGCTTTGTGCGAGGCTGTTTTTCTAATGCCAGTTAATGACTTTGGTCACTCTATATTTACATCATTAATGTTTTCGCTATTCATATTAAGATCAAAAGCAAAATTACCACTTAAGATAGCAATGCTTTTCTACTCTGTAATGTTCTGGCTTTCAGCTATAAGCTACCAATCAACAGAAGTGAATTATTTTGATGTTATTTTCCCTTACGCGATAAAATTAATAGATATTTTTGTGATAATCTACTTAATAGCCAATAGGGAGAAAGGCGGTGCAGGAAGCTATAAGCATGGCTTTACCAATAATAGCCATTGGTGCTAATGGTTGGGTAATCTATAATTGTATTAAACACATAGTTAAACGGGTAAAAGATGAGTATTTTAAGCGGCGCACTACACGCGATAAGTGACCACGGCAACGCACTAGCAAGCAAGAGCATAGTTTTGTTTGGTTATGTATTTATGGGGGTTGGTGTTGGCGGCGGTGTAGCTAATGACACTGCAGCAAAGGTTGTTAATGACGTTGCATTTGGCTTGCCTGATTGGGCTGCTGTTGTAGCGATAATTTCAGGGCTGTCATTAATCATAAAAAATAGTGTCGATACCTATTACAATATTAAAGACCGCAGAAACAAGGCGAAAAAATAATGGCTACTGTTGGCGAGAATTCCTATATAAGCGTTGCAGACTTTAAAGCTTGGGCTGATTTGCGAGGCTATGACTACACATCATACACTGATGCTAATATTGAAGCGGCTTCAGTTATTACAGCGGTTGACTTTATCGACCCCACTTACACATTCAAAGGAACTATTGTCGATGAAGCGCAAAAAATGCAACTTCCAACCGATGAAGTGTCAATTGATGATATTCAGAACGGTGCAGCGCAGGCCGTGTGGCAGGACTTAAAAGGCTTTTTATTCGTAGCAATGGAATCGCAAGACATTAACGGGCAAATAGCAAGTGAAGATAAATCACTTGGCTCATTAAGTAAGTCTGTTTCATATGTTGAAGGTACAGCGCGAACCACTAAATATAGTACTAATATTATCAGTAACCTTTTACGCCCTTATTTATCAACAGCATCTAGCGGCTTTAATAGCTTGAGAGTTTTATAATGGCAACCTCTAAAGTTGAATTTATAGAACTGGCAGACGAGCTAATCAATGATGAGTTTGCCGATTTTCGTGTATCGATGAATATCAGTAAAGGTGGCTCATACAACCCGTCAACGGGTGATGAATCACCTGGCGAAAGCTATGATATGTTAGCTATACCGCTTGATATTGAAAGCGCATCAACGATATTTGAGAACGTAACTAATTCAAATTTATATGTTGTAGCTTACAAAGGTGACACAACACCAAGTACATTAGATGCCTCATACACTTGTGTTTATGATGGCAAAGAAATGTCGATTGATGCTGTTGAAAATGACCCTGCCGGTGCTGCATGGTTCTTTAGTATGGTGAAATAATGACAGGTAGAAACGAGCGTAATTTAGATATTTCTGATTATCTTGAAGAAGAGATAAATCGAGAAACACGAATTGTATCAATAAAATTACTTCAAGGTATCGTGCTAAATACTGCTGTTGATACTGGCATTTTAAGGGGTGCTTGGCAAGTATCCGTTGAAAATCCAAACTATTCATTGCCTATTAACTTAGATAAAGCAGGTGCAGGAACGATATCAGGCGGGATTAATATTATTGGTACAGCTAAAGCTACGAATTATCCAACTATTTTTATTCAGAACCGTTATCCATACGCCTACCGTATACTTGAGACAGGATATTCAACGCAAACACCGCCAAAAGAGCTAAGCAAGCAAATTAGGAAAGCGACCAATGCCTAAAGACGACTACATAGATACGTATGAAAACAGCTTTCACAAGCGGCTATACGAAAGCTTGCCCACAGGTTATTCAGTTTCACAGCTAGTGAATGCTGATACTGAAGAAGTTAAAACAATGTCAGCGCCATACTTGAAGCAATCAACGGTGATTCTCGATCGCATCAACTCAAGCGCCGGAGGCTTAACCTCTCGCACTGAATTTATTCACACTATACAAATACTCGTCAACAAAGATAAAGGCTCAGAAAAGCGCGGGATAACTTCCACAGCAAAGGAATTAATAGCCTTATTTGAGAATAAGTACTTTGATGGGTTATACTGTCAAGAGGCAATTCCCGAGAAGGTCGGTGACGAGCCGAACACAAACCTATATCGATATGATGTAAATGTTAATGGTTACTTTCAAGGAAATTAAAAATGGCTATCACACCAACTATTGTAAATGATCGCGAATTAAACGCGAATGACATAAGCTTTTATGTCACCCCGCAAACAACAAAAGGCGCCTTGGACACAAACCCAGAATGGGACTATGTGCGCCGTATTTCTGGCACAACTAAAAGCACTTTTGCTTATGTTGAGTCTGGTGAAATTAAAACCAACCAGCAAGGCAAGCAGCAAATTCAGGATACAAATACTTATCCGTCTGAAATTTCTAGCGAGATAACACAGCAAACTAAAGACTATTTAGTTGCTGCTTTGTATTGTGAGCAAGAAGATAACTCAATTACTGATATTGATATTTCGGCAACAGCAACGGGTTTTGAAGTTCCAGGGCACACTATACCAGAAGGAAGTTATATCTTTGTTTCTGGCTTAGCTAATGCTGATGATAACCGCGCCTACAATGTAACAAGCGTTTCAGGTGATGATATCACAACTAGTCCTGCACCAGCTTCGCTAGAAAGCGCTGGTAGCTCTATCACCGTAGCAAGCATGAAAGCTCAATCAGGCACTAGTCCGTATTACTACGGCACACAGGAGCGCATGGTTGATTTATCTGCCACTAATGATGTTAGTTACCGTAGTTATTTAGATTCGTTATTTAACAGCTTAACGTTTGAAATTCCTGAAAGCGGAATTTGTACATCTACCGGCAACTTAGTTAGTGAATTGCCTTTAGCGGGTGATGCTCCTGTTACTGGTCAAACTGATAAAGCGCGCGATCAATCTGATGTAGTTAGCGCAGTGAATAATGTAAAGCGTTTCTGGGTTGATGGTGCTGATAGTGATTGTGAAGTTAAAAGCATGACGCTTGAAATTAACAATAACTTGCAAGAAAGCCGCGGTGCTGGTTGTAACGCTATTAACTATGGTGGCCGTTCATTTACTGCTAGTGGCTCATTGGTAACGCGCGCATTAATTAGTGACTCTCGCAAATGGCAGCGCCGATATGAAAACCGTACACGCGTTAACTTTGCTGTAGAAATTGAATGGACAGATGGTAAGTCAATGATTGTAGTAATGGAACAATCAGTAATGACCGAGCATGACAACCCAACTGAAGCAAACGCTATTGCTGTTAACAACTTAAGCTTTGCTTGTGAAGAAAGTATTGCTAACGGCAGAACGGTAAGTATTTACTCAAACTTTTAAATAAACACTGAATTAAAAAGCCACTTTTAACGGTGGCTTTTTTGTATATGATACAATGAATTTAATAAAACAATTTGGAGAGTAATTTGAACTTAATTAATTTAGCGGTATTTTCAGAGGATACTAAACTTCAAGAAAGCGGAACGCCTATTTACCCGCTACAAGGTGAAGATTTGTTTTTTTGTGTTCCTCGTGTTGGCGGGCATAAATACCAAAAGCAAATACAAGCTATAATTAAAAAGCACAAGGGTATTTATTGCGATCAATCTGATGTTGATATGAGTGAAATTTACGCTATGTGGCTTGGTGAATATATAACTGACTTTGGCGGCGCTTTAGACGCTGAAAACATGGAGGAGTTGCCTTTTAGTCGTGAAAACTGTCGCGGTATATTTAACTGTAAATCCATGCATGAAAGCTTAGTGCCTATACTTATGACTAAAGCAGGAAACTTTGAATTCTACTTAAGCGAAGAGGGCAGAGAGGCAATAGAAGAGCTAAAAAAGCGCTAACATGGCAATCATCTGGTAACGATGAAATGATAACAGCAATGCAAAAGGATAGGAGAAAACGCAATTCTCCTATGCTAAAGCAGCTTTTAGAGTCAAAGCCTAGCGTTACCAACAAGATGCAATTAGCCATGAATTCATTTAACACAATATCGCGCTCAAGACGTTATACAGGACAAATGGCTTCACCTTTGCCGCTTACTGAGCAAGATGTAATTGAACATATTAGTATACATGGGTGTAAATCTTACGAACCTGATATAATAATTGATATTATTTTAGCGCTTGATAATGAATGGCTAACCATTGAAACAGCGCGAAGAAAGGCAGAGGCTAAATAAATGGCATCAGAAAAACGTGAAATTGAAATTGCTTTAAAATCAAGAGCAGCTGAATCAAGTGCTGATAGCTTAAATAAAAAAGTTAAAGGTATTGGAGCTAGCGCTGACGGAGTTGTTAGCTCATTTGGTTCATTGACAAAGGTTGCTGCTGCTGTTGGCGCTGCGCTTGCTACTGGTGCTGTTGCTAGGTATGCGGACGCATGGACAAAAGTAAACAACCAAATAAAACAAACCACAACAAGCACAACTGAGGCTTTAGCTGTTCAAGAAGCTATATTTCAAATAGCGAAAACTTCGCGTGTTGAAATTAATGGTGTTGCTGATGCGTATCAAAGAATATCAAACTCTGTTGCTGACTTTGGCTTTAGTACTAAAGACTCTCTTGATGTTGTCGAAGGGTTAACAAAGGCATTCAAAGCAAACGGAGCAAGCGCAGAAGAGGCTGCAAGTGTTTTAGTTCAGCTTGGGCAAGGTCTTGGCGCAGGTGCTTTACAAGGTGAAGAGTTAAAGGCGATCATGGAGGCTTCTTTGCCTGTATCTCGCGCCATAGCTAAAGAATTTGGCGTACAGGTTGGGCAGCTAAAAGAATTAGGCGCTGCGGGTGAGCTAGTTACGGAAAGGGTTTTTAAAGCCTTGCAAAACTCTCTTCCAGAATTTCAAAGCTCATTTGATAGGGCTAGCGTTTCAATAGCCGAAGGTTTTACGGTTGCCGGTACGTCAATAACTAGACTAATAGGGTTGACCGATGAAGCTACTGGCGCTTCAGATGTATTCTCAGGTACGCTTATTGAGTTATCAAATGCTATAGATATGCTTGGTGATGCGGTTGCAAGTGGCGCAGCCGGAAAGATAGCTGAAGTTTTTGGCGATCAATTATCACAGATTGGTGATGACATATCGTTCACAACAAAATACATTTTAGATATATGGGAGAACATGGGTGATCAGATGGTTTCTGATACCAACGGCTCAACGCTTGATATAAGTGATGCATTCTTAAATATAATACCAAATATTAGAAACTTTACTCAGATTGTAACTGTTGAGCTTGCTGCATTTGTCGACAGGGTTGCAGCTTACGGAGTGGCAACAAGGGCGGCTTTTAACCCTTTTGACGATCAAGATGTAGACGATGCAAGGGGCGCGCTAGGAAAGCAAATAAAAAATATAGAATCAGCAAGGGATGCGGCTATTGAATCTATATTGGCCCAAAGGGAAACAGAAAGAAAAGCGCAAGCTGAGAAGATAAGTGATGCAGATAAACTCTTAGAGGCTTATAAAAGGCAGCGAGAAGAAAGGATTGCTCTGCTAGCTGTTGATAGCCAGATTAGCGCTGCATTTTCTGGCACTGGTGACAATGATATTTTCGGTAACGCACCTAAGGCGGAAGTCAAGCCAGATAAAGGTGCGGGAAGTGAATCAGGTGACGCTGCCTTTGCATCGTTAAAAGCTAGGCTTGAACTTGAAACGCAAGCTATACAAGCAGAGGCAGAAGTTAGGCGAGCATTTGCAGAAGGTGAAATAAATCAACGTCAACTTGATGAAGAGTTAGCGCTTCAAAATGTATTTTTTAACTATGAATCAAGACGCGCCGCAATACTTGAAAATGAAAAGCTAACTCATGAGCAAAAAACAGAGTTGATAGCAGAGTTAGCACAGCAAGAAATTGACGCTGAACAAATAAAGCAAGACCAGATAACAGAAAAAACAAAGCAAGGCTCTGACGATAGAACAAAGCTAGAATTGCTAGCGAGCAACGCCAGAATTGACAACATAAGAACAGGGGCAAGCGCAACACTATCATTGCTTTCAGCCTTTGGTAGCCAATCAAGTAAGACTCAGAAGAAGTTCGCAATTGCAGATGCTATTGTAAATATTGCTTCTGGTGTAGCTAAAGCATTAAATAATCCATACCCTGCAAACTTAGGTTTTGCCGCTCAAGTTGCAGCACAAGGCGCAGGATTGTTGGCAACAATAAAAAGCGCTAGTCCTGGTAGCTCAAGCGCTCCGACTGTTCCTTCAACATCGCCAACTGTAACGCCAACAGCACCAAGCGTTGACAATCAATCGCAAGATAGAATAATAAACATCACAGGTTTAGAAAACTTTGGCCCTAACGATATGATCCCAATAACAAGAGAACAATTTGAGAATTATATTTCAGAAAGCGAAGGTGTTAATATTGCTATAAACAACGGTCAATCAAACGCGCAAAGAATAGGGGCTATCTAATGGCAAACATAGTAGGCAGAACGATTGTACTACCAAGCAGTGCAGAGGTTGCTAAAACTTGCGCTGCCATAATAGGCTTTCGCTCTCTGTTAACCTCATCAACTTACACCGGTGAAGATGAAGATGCTACATATCCATTTAGCAACTGCTTAGACTTTAGGGATAATACACAATACAGTCCTAACGCAGAAAGCGGCAGTGTAGTGATAACATTCAACCAGTTAAGCGAAAGCGATATAGATTACCTTGGTATAGGGATTCATAACGGAAAAACGGCAGGGCTAAGCGGTAAAATTGAAGTTTTATCAAATGGAGTTTGGGTTGAAACTGGCACGCTAGCACCAACAGGTGACAACAAAACAATGATAGTTTATTTCGATACTCTATCATCTTCACGCCAGCGATTGACGCTTAATTTTACCAGTAAATTATTCATAGGTAATATTTACATTGGCAAGGCATGGGTTTTTGATAAAACTCCTTCCATTGGATTTACTCCTGGGTATACCAACTCAATAGATAAGCTTGAATCATTTAGCAGCGAAACAAATCAGTTTATAATGGGGCGTAGAATAAAAAGAGGTTACGAGCAAAAAGGAAAGTTTGATTTTATTAAGTGGGCTGATGATGAGGATTCTTTCAACCGTCAATATGCTGACTATATGAACCATGTAAAAGACGGTAAGGCGCTATTTATGAAGTGGAATAAAAACTTACAACAAAACTTTTTTGGACGCGCGTCGAACCCTAATTCTTTAACGCCGCCAACATATGCAACAAACACAACCGGCACTTTTACTTTTGACTTTAAAGGGTTCGTGTAATGTCATTTGATAGCAAAAAGAATAACTACGGTGAGTCGCTAACCTCTGGCGTATCGATATTCGTTAACGCCTGCAAGTACACTGTTGACGGTGCTTTTGATAAGCGCGATGTAACATTGAACGCGCATTTGAATGCAGGTTACACTGGTGTGTTTACGATAGCTGATGGCGATCCTTTATTTTTTGTTTCATCAAATCCATACTTAAAAGCTGGCGATGAAATAATAAAAATAAAAATAAACACTGCAACTGAGATTGAAATATTATCCCGTGGTGAGTTTGGCACAACTGACGAAACTCATATGATGCCAAACGCGCAAATAATCCACGGCGGCGAGGCTGATGGATCTTGCTTGGGATACCCTAAGCGCCCTGATGGAGGAGGGTGTTCAACTAATGATAGTTTTGATCGAAATGCTGAACGTGAATTTTTATTTATAAATGGTCAAAGTTATGACGGTCAAATCTATTACAACGGTCTTAGCTCAATATCACATAGTCCAAGCGAAATTAAGCCAGGTGTTAGTATGGCTAAAAACGCTAGCGCATCAATAACGATAATGGACAATACTGATGATGACGTTTATTCAGTGCCTTACCCTGAAAGAAGGACTAGCAACGCTACATTGATTAAAAAGCTATTGGCAAGAACTGGTGGTTATCTGCAAAACAGAAGGGCAATAACATACACTGGCTTTGAAAATAACGGCAACTTCAGCAAGGAGGATTGTGTTGCTAGGGAATACATTGTTGATTCACAGTCATTAAATAAAGGTTCGTGGTCTGTAAAGCTTCTTGATCCACTAATGCTAGCAGAGGCAAGTAAAACTAAAACGCCTATGGTATCGAGCGGAAGATTATTAAACGCCATTACAAGCGCGTCAGTTAGTATTGAGCTAAAAGATTTTATTGTTGGAGAATACGGTCAAGATACCGATACGGTAACAGTCGTGATTGATAGCGAACTAATAGAGTGTAAAGTAACTGATAGCACCACTGGCGAGCTAGAAATAACATCAAGAGAGGTTGGCGGAAGCGAAACAAAAGACCATAGCATTAATGCATCAGTGCAAATTGTTAAGGTTTTAACCGACTTTAACCCGATAGAAACCATTATTGAAGAGTTACAGCAAACAAGTATACCTACTAAATTTTACGGTGATTATTCAGGCGCGATTGCAGCAACACCTAACGCAACTGGCCCCGTATACATTTACAAACCAGACTCAGCAAGCAAATATATAAACTTAATTATTAGAACTTGGGCTGAATCAAACATAGCTTTATATTTCGATGAACGAGCGCAAAAAATAAAAATTAAAGCGGTTGGAGATTTCGAGCAGCAGCCTGTTACGCTAGATTTTAGCGAGGACATAAAGCAAGAATCACTATCAAGCAAACCTCAATACTCAAGTCAGTTAACGAGATCAACGATAGGCTTCGCCCCATTTAACGGGGCAAAGAAAACTGATGACGAAAACGCTAGCATATTGTTTGAATCAATAAACGTATTAACTGAAGTAACTGGGACACTTGAACCACAGTCAGAAGATGATTTTTATACCCAGTTTTTAACTAATACAGACCAAGATATTCAAATTGCCATAGGTGGCGCGGCTAGAATTTCAAACCTAAACACTAAAGCGCCTGAAATATTCACATTTAAAATAGACTATTCAAAATTTGGAGCGGTTGATGGGGGTGTGATTGAAGAGGCTGAAATAATAAATGTCACTAGTGATAATACTGTTGATGATTACGGAAACCCCAAAGCAAACAATTTACAAATACTTAGCTTAAAGGACAATCCTGATGAAGCAACATATACCGTAAAAGCTATAACTTATCAGGATATAATTAATGAGGATGATTTTGATTTTATTGTTGATGGCGACAAGGAGAATTATGACTTATCAACTGAGTTCGCGCCTCCTGCCGCTGGCGAGTATACTGTTTTTATACCTTCAGGTGTAACTATTGGTGGCACAAGCACGCTAGTAGATGCTTTTGATACTGGCACACAAGCAAGCGGAGTTACATTCAGGTTAATCATTAGAGGCGGTATTTTAGGTGCAGGCGGAACAGGGCCAAGCGCAACAGATGCGACAACAACAAACCCTAATGACTTTCCGTTAAGGGTTGTTAGACCTGGAACTAATGGCTCACAAGGCGGTAACGCTTTAAACTTAACTGTTGATTGTGAGATTGACGTGTCTCAAGGTGTAATATACTCAGGCGGTGGAGGCTCTCCATCATCAGTTACTATAGCCGACAGCTTTAACGCCCCATATGTTCAGGGTGGTAATGGCGGCTCTGGTGGTCAAGGTTACGTTGGCGGAAAAAAAGGCGTTGGAAGTACCGCGACAATAGAAAACTTAATGTCTGATACTGGCCTTGATGGCATGGAAGGTACGCGAGCCGCACCTGGTGAACTGGGCGGGTTAAAGGCCGGGGCTTTTGGTGGGTACTCGGATGAAAACAATGATACTGGTGATGCTGGCGCTCCTGGCTTCGCCATAAAATCAAACGGTAATGATATTAACATAATTGGCGACAATGATTTAACTATAAAGGGTTTACGGGATTACTAATGGCACTAAAACAAACAATATTTAATATAGCGGCTTTCAATGATTCAGAGGCTGGCGGAAACAATTACTTTGCCGGAACTGTATTTGAGGTTTACAACACCAATGACACGCTAGCTGATATATTTAGCGATGCAGCAGGAGCCAACCCAATAAATCAAGATGGGATTGAAAACGTAAGCGATTCATCTGGAAGGTGTAATTTTTATGTTGAAGATGGCAGTTATTACATAAAGGTTGGCGCAAACAGAGAAGAGTTCACAGTTGGAAATTCTTCAGATTTAATAAGCGACCTATCACAAGCGTATGAGTTTCCTACGGTGGCGGCATACAAAGCTTTTATTGCTGAATTTCCTTTAGGTAAGGTTATTAACCTACTTGATAGAAGCGCTAAATTTTTAGTTATTGCGGGTACGGGTGCGGGTAATGATAAAGATATAATTGCCAGTGATAATGTATCACAGAGTATCGCTTTAGATAAAACATTAAGCACATATTCCGATCAATGGGGGCTTGGTGGAACGCCCCCGGCAAACTTGCTATCCTTGATTGGCAATCTTAGGTATTCAGCAATACTAGCCGGAAGAAATAACGTAATAAATATGGGGGCCGGAGCTATTGGACTTGGTGACGGCGCGACAATATGTGGAGGCAATGACAATCAGATATTGGCGGCTTTTGATAATGACTGTCAAGGTGCTTTTATTGGTGGAGGCTGGCAAAATAGAGCCGATGGTTATTGGGTTACTATCGCTGGCGGTAAAGGAAATGAAATAAACGCTGATATTGTTAACTATTCGTTTATTGGTGGTGGTAATACAAACCTGATAAACGGAACACAAGCATTCTTATCTGTAATAGTAGGTGGTCGCGACAATGTTATTTCTGGAGATACTGCTAACAGATGCTTTATTGGTGGTGGAGGCGAAAACACCATCACAGGAACAGCCACTAGCCGCGCTGTCTTGGTAGGCGGTGAGTTAAACCAAATTACAGGTGATAACGCTTTTTATACTTTCTTGGGTGGGGGTCAATCAAACCAGATAACAGGTCAAAGTTCCGGGCACTCCGTTTTGATAGGTGGCAAATCAAATCAAATCATTGGATCAAATACTGTTTACGCTTTTATCGGCGGTGGTGAGTCTAACAGTATCAGTGCTAGCACAGGTCAGCATTCTGTTATTGTTGGGGGTCGTGAGAATGATATACAGAGCAACGCTCAATATTCTGTAATTGTTGGCGGCTTTCAAAATCTAATGAATGGTCAACGCTCGTTTATTGGTAGCGGATTTGCAAACAATATAGCGACAGCAAGCGGAACACAAAACGCAATTGTAGGCGGTACTGCTAACGCAATGTTGTCAACAACAGTCCAGAATTCGTTTGTTGGAGGTGGCTCAGGCAATGAGATAGGTATTGCATCAGATGGGACTGTGCTTATTGGCGTATCAATATTAGGTGGTGAAGATAACATATCGATTGGATCAAGATCTTCAATCCTTGGTGGTCTAGGTTTGCGTGCAGATAGTTACTTGGAAGTTGTTAAAGGCACCTACAACGATCCTTCTAACCCTGACGGAATTGGATCGCCTTCCAAAACCACTTATGTTGCTGGTCAAGTAGCTGAATCTCTCGGCATTGGTACAAGTGATGCTGCTAGAGCTAACGCTTATGTATGGCTTAAAAATGGTAAACAGATACGATACAACACGCCTGTTTACGCTGACAATGCCGCTGCTTTAGCTGGTGGCGAATTGGTTGGTACAGTTTATAGGACTGCTACTGGTCAGTTAATGGAAGTGTTCCAATAATTAACAGTTAGTAAAAAGGGGCTTAACTGCCCCTTTTTTTGACAAAATAAAACAATTGATTATTTTTTAACTGGTTGTTGGTTTTGCTATTGCCGACAGGGTTATCTATTAATAAGATTCACTAATATCCATCTAATACCTGCACTGTGAAGCAATCTAATGCGCTCATAGTGTAGGTGTCTATAAGTTTTTCTAGTTAATGCCGCCTCATCACCGCTATGCAATAAGCCTTTACACTCAGGGCATATATGTTGACGGTTAGTGGTGGCGTATAACTTAACTATTTTCATAATTACGGCTTAAGCTTTTTCCATAGATTTGTAAGTACGCTTGAAAGCTCTGATTCGCTTACAGCGTCAAGCTTGCTGTCATCTTGAAACTCAACTCTTTCTTCCATGCTTAATTTTCGATACCTATAACAATTCTGATCATAAGTAGGCTTCCATGTTCTTTTGCCCTTCTCGCAAGTAAATACCTCTGTAGAATACTGAAAGCCAGCCTTTGCTCTCCATGAATCAATCATTATCTTTGCAATAACCTTAACTCTTGAACCATCTTCTCTTTTAAATATTTCTTCATGCATTACTTCTCTCCTTTAGCCTGTTAAATTAATTATTTTGCTGTTCTTCTAGCTTCTCATATTCAGAGCCTCTAGGCTTGAAAAGCACTATTCCTTTTTCAATACACCAGTTTTCATGTTTACGTAATGCATTAAACCTTTCGCCTTTAGTGGCTTTTCGCTGATTGCCAGACTTAGCCCAACTCAAACGATAACCATCTTCACAAACACCTAACCATTGACGAGTAAATAATTCGTGAGCGTCGTTAGCGTCAAAAGGGCGTTGACCATACCACTCGCCGTTTTCTTTAATCATAAGCGGCATTATCGCGCCATTGCCTGCCATATACTTTGCAGTAGTTGCCATCCATGAACGCCACAATCTAGCCATGCCCCACTTGCCAGTGCCAGCAGGTTGAGAGTTGATGATAATTAATTTATCACTATCAATTTCACCTTGAAGTAACAGCATTGTTTCTTGCAGATTATGATTAGATACTTGATGATCTTTCATAACTAACCCAGTTTACGTCTATTTTCACTAATAAGGTTAGGTTCGTATCTGTCATACCATAAACCACTCTTTTCCCCTTTTCTGGTGCCTCGCTTAACCTGTGGAACTGACGCCATAATCCCGTAAATAACATTGGTTTTAACGCCTAGCTTTAAAGCTGCGCTTGATACCGAATAAGTAAAATTTTCAGAGCGCCTTATTAAATCAATAAAAGCCTGTTTTTTAGTTATCTTTTTCTTGCTTACTAGTCCGAATTTATTTCTGATTTTGTTGATGTAAGAAGGAGAGCAATTTGTTGCCTCGGTTATTTTAATGACAGCAAAACCATCAATGGACATTTTAACTATTGTGCTTACATGGCGTTCATTTTCTTCTTTCGTGTTTTTCGCTCGCTTACCGTCAAGCTTGGTTCGCTTAAATTTCTTAGACTCACCGAGGTCACGATAAACCGCTTTAATGCCAATTAATGTTTTTATTGCGCCGCTCATACTAATAACCCTCCATACATAAAATAAAATTCAAAGTAAACGCTAAGGCCACACCGAAAGCACCAAACATCAACAGTAAAATACAGCCTCGCATTCTGTTTCTTGCTATCTCAGCACGGTTATTCTTTCTTCGCTCTCGCTCAACTTCCATTTGACTTAGCCTGCCAAATACAGCCCAAGCAACAATACCAATAAATATCGCACAAAAAGAACGCATACCAGTTTCACCAATAGCCTCTTTGTACTCAGTAGCAAAGAATAAAGGCGGCACGAATAACACCGCGAATACTGCTGATATTGTTATTACTGCTTTAGTTGTGCTTTTCATTTTTCTTCTCCTTTGCTAATCTTCGTTTTTTTCTTTGTCGGCAAGTTCCACCACAAACCTCAGCATCGTTACGCCTTGGTTTAGTTTCTCCGCATTCGGGGCATTCCAGCATTTTAGTCATTTACTTGTTTGCTCCTTGTTCAATCTTCATTGTCCATAAGTTTATGCACTCCCCATTGCTAAGCATATTAACGCCGTCTTTATGTCCGCTAATTTTCCACATGTTATCTTCAAAAAACCTAAGCTTATCGCCGCACTTTTTAAGAAACTGACACCAAAACATATCATAATGCGTTGCGCCTCTAGGTGCGTTTTTAAGAACGCCAGAAGACATAATGTTTTTTATTTTACTTACTGTTACCGATGAAGCCTTTAATTCACCCATTTCTTATTCTCCTTGGTTAATCATTCTTGCCATTTTTTTTGCTTCTGTATTGGCGTAATCTTCCATTCTTGAAAAGTACCCACCCTTGACACGCTTACCATCAATTACTACTTCAAAGTCACTATGCTTGTTCTTTATTACCTTTGCTGCATTCATTTTCTAAGCCCTCTCCGTTATTGATAGCTAAATAGTAACACTTATCCGTGACAAGTCAACCGCAAATTACAATTAATTTCCATTCATGATAAAATTAACTAAACAGATAAGGGGTTAATATTATGAAAGATGAAAATAGTTGGATTGTCGATGCCATGATTGGCAATGGGTTTTCAGGCGGAATTAGCGATGGTTATTTAGATTAGAGGTTAATATGAGTTGGTCAAATGTTGGTGATTGGATAAAAGATAATGCTGGAACAGGCGCATCATTAGTTGGCTCGCTATTAACCGGCAATATTCCTGGCGCGATTGCTGCTGGCGTTTCTTTAGTTTCTGGTGCTACTGGCTCAGATGACCCTGATATAGCTTTACAGCAACTACAAGGCAATCCTGATGCGATGGTTAAGCTAAAGGGGCTTTATTACAAAAATGAAGATTCTGTGCGCTCTCACATACAAGCAATGCACTTAGCTGAACTAGAAGATAAACAGAAAGAACATGAAACAACATCTAAAGTTATTGTTGAAGGTCAAAAAGTTGCAGAGGGTTGGATTGAAAAGAGCAGCCGCCCATTGATGGCGTGGGGAAGTCTTGCTGCAACAATTGCTTACGCATTTAACGCCACAACGCCGGATGCTTTTGTTATATCAATATTATCTAGTGGTTATCTAGCTTGGATGGGCTTAAGAACAAAGGATAAAGTTACGGCATCAAAGCTGGTGTCAAATAAATGAATTATGACAGAAAAGAAAGCGGCAAGACCAAGACACCTGCCGCCACCTGTAACCAACTACCCGCCGGAATAAGATAGGCGGGTTAATTGCACCTCGTTAGCTCGGGGTTTTGTCGTTTATAGTTATTGAGTTAGGTGCTTCGTTACCAAAAACATCCCAGCCTTCGGCGCTTTCTCTAGCAAACATTTCAAGCCTTGGAAGGTCGCCGCACAGTTCAATTATCAAATCTCGCACTTGTAGCGGCTTCTTGCTGTGCTTAATCGCTTTACCTTCGAATTGAATTTGCTCGTCAGCATTAAATACAGCACGAACACCATGTGACACTGGTTTAAACTTTCCTTTTGTCGCGATTATTACGGACTCGCTACCCGCCCTAGTGTAAAAACCCATGCCAAAATGAGGTTTGTTTTTCTGTGTAAGTTTATTCCAAACAAAGCCATTCATATTTTTAATGGTAAATCCCCATGCGCGGACTAAGTCAATAGCCTCTTGAGGCATAGCGCCAACGTACCACATAAACAGTACCGCGTTATCATCAGCAATTGAGTTTACGTCTATGTTTTTCAGTCCTTCAATGCCAGTGGTTAGGTATTGGTGGGCTGCTCCTGACTTCATTGAGCCACCAGTTTTTTTATTGGTGAATTGCCACGGTGGATCTGCATAAATTACATTGTACTTTTTCATTATTACTCTCCAATTTGATTAGTGTAGCCGGTCATATCAACCGGCTTTAGTTCTTGGTTACTCATTTAATAAGTCCAAACAAATTCACCTTTACCTTTGATGTGGTAATAGCGCCTTTTGCCCTTACTTGTTGATAGGATTTCTCGCCAATATGAATGATCGTTAAATGCTCTTGTTATTTTCCTCTTGTTACGCAGTGCAAAGCCATTTATTTTCATCTTCTCTCTCCTATGTTAAATAGCGCCCAACTTGCTAAAAATATTACCGGCTTCATCTTCTGAAAAGTCACGACCTACCGGTGAAGCAATCCAACCCGCGCCGCTCATGTTTACGTTTTTATCTTTCTGCTTTTGAATGAAAGCCTGGTGACGGTCGTTTAAATAAGTAACTAAGTCAGATTGATAATAACGCTCAGTAAATTTAACTAACTCCATCTTGCAAGTTTTTAAGCCTTTCTCAACACAAAACACGCCAAGCATTATTGACCACTTGTAAGGAAATTCTGATATCGCCTCAGCCATAGTTTTATTAACCGGCATAACATCACCTTTAATATTTGTAAGAATAATATCCTACTTTGGTGTTTCATCATTAGCAAAGTAAGCTACCGCAAAGCCTTTTAATATTCGCTCGTTGTTTCTGCGAACCGCTTCAACGCGATTGTATTTTTTATTTCTCTTCTTCATTGTTACTCTCCTGTTATTTATCTTGCTTAACTCTATTTAAATTCCTACCAGCTCTAGTTATTGCGCCTCTAATCTGCCCTAACTTAGTCCCGACAATGCTCATTTCTAACTTTAATTCTCTTGCATTCAAGCAGTGCTCACAGGCGTACATGTTTAAAATTTCGTCATACTGGTAAGCGCCATAACCATCAGAATCACGATTTAACATTTTTACAGCTTGATAAGTGTGATTACCACAAGTGCCATAAATGATGTCCCCTTCACTAAGTGCATCTTTACCGCTAAGCATACCTTCAAACTCTTCATTGTATTTATGCTTAGATAGCTCGGCTGATATTTTTCGCTTTAATTCACTTTTTAAATCTGAGTACTCAGCATGTTTAATTATTAAGTTTTCTAATTTGTTCACTGCTTTATCTCCTGCTTAACTCTATTAGCTATTATCTTAGCCATTCGTTTTATTTTTTGCTTTTGCAATTTCAAGCTGTCTTCTCATTTCAGCAAATGACTCTTTGGTTCTTTTGCTTGCTGCTTCTTTTTGCTCTGGGCTTTTCCTTTCTTCTACAATATCGCGAGTCTCTAAGCGATCATGACTTGTAGCTTCTGGCTCTGTATATCCGGAATTTATCAAATTTAAATATTCTTCATTAAAATGCTTTTCTGCTTTTCTGTGTTCTGACTGATTTGATGCGGAATTTATCAACCACCAGTCAACTCTTTTACACAACTCGATTATAAAAGGTCTTGTGTTCATGTTTTTAGCGTTAAGTATTTTCTTGTTAGCTCTGTGCGATATGCAATCTCTTAGCGCTCTTTGCTCGCTAGGGTATCCAAGATCTTCGGCGGTTGGAGTACACCAAGAGATAAACTTTCCGCAGCTTGGTAGGAAATCAGATTCACTAGCTCTGGCTTTTTTAAACCCGTACTTTATTTGCTCTAGGTCGTGAATGTTGTTTTCACTAAAAGCTTTCGTCCACTCCATTTTAGCTAAAGACAAGTCTTTTTCAGTAGGTAGCGCGTGTTTCCATGCGGGAAATATAACCGATAATTGCTTAAACACCTGATCGATAATGCTCTTAGCAAAGTCATCAATAACAACTTCTTTATTGTTGACAGGTTGGTTTGCAACTTGGTTAAAGTTTTCTGCTATTTCTTTTAAGTCTTTCATGGTTAAAATCCTTGCTCTTGTTCGTGCCAGTTACTATTTGATGATTCTTCAAGTATGTTTTTGTTATCGGGGTTTGTTTTGTTTCTAGCTATCCACCCACTAGCTGCTGATTGCCACTTTTTCATTTTACTCTTTCCAACCATCCAGTTTTTAGAATCATAGAACAGCCAGAACTTTTGAGCCTCAATATTTGTTGACCCTTTAGATTCAAAATAAGAAACCGTTTCAATATCTGACGGCGGTGTAAAGCGCCCCTTATCTACTCTACTCTTCTCTGTCTCTCCTCTTCTCTTCTCTTCTGAGGGAACGCTTACTGTAGCGAGTTGCGAATCATTGTGTAGCGACTTGCTAGCATCACGCTCCACAATGAGGAATCCAGCAGAAACCAAGGCTTCAAGATTTACCTTTGTTGACGCTCCTATTTTTTTTGTTATCCATTTTTCATCAAACGGCATTTCGTTCTTAGTTCTACTTGCTAGCATCCATATACAAAGTAGATGCCCTTTCGCTGCATCACCTAGGCACTCAAACTCATAGTCATCAAGAAGATGATTATGTAGTTTTATCCATGGCGGATTTCTATCTTTATAGTGCTGGAACTCACTCCAATTCTTGACACTAAATGTTTCTTTCATGTTATGATAGCCTCTGTCGAATTAATTAAGCTGCTTGCTGGGCGGCTTTTTTTATGCCTGACAATAAATTACTTTTTTCTTCATAGAGATTGCTTTAAACATCTCCTCTGTTGGCTCCTTATTGCCATTTAGTACAGCACTAATAAAGGCGCTACTAACACCCAAGCTTTCAGCGTACTTCTTTGCTGTGCCAAACTCTGAGTAAATATAGCCTTTTAAAATTTTCAGCATTTCTTTTTTGTCCATGTAAACCTCGTTATGTTTAATTTCTAAAGCCATAGTATCAGCTTAAATAAACTAAAACAAGTTAAAATAATTATTGCTTTATCGGTTTAACTCTTTATACTTGTTGACAGTTAATTAATATAAACAAAAAGGAAATATCATGTTTTTTAAAAATGTATTCGTATTCGCTTTTACTCGTACTTTCGATTGGACTCAAGAATTAATTGAAGAACAATTACAGCAGCACGCATTCACTCCTTGCGCATCGACTGAGTTATCACACTTTGGCTTCACTAAGCCATTGGGTAAGCATGAAGCTTGGCTTACGCACGAATCAAGCGGCAACATTCTTTTTTGCGCACGTAAAGAAGAAAAGATTTTACCAGCGCCAGTTATTAAAGATTATGTCGATGAACGCATTGACACTCTGGAAGTTGAGCGCAACCACACAGCAACAAAGAAAGAACGTGAGCAAATCAAAGAAGATGTTACTTTTGAGTTATTGCCTCGCGCATTCTCACGCATAACTGATACTCACGCTTATATTAACGCTAAAGAAAATATTATTGTTATCAATACAGCTAGTCGCGGCAAAGCTGAAGATGTGCTTGCGTTGCTTCGTAAAGCATTAGGCACGTTACCGGTAACTAGTGTAAGTCCTGAAAAAGCACCCGATGAAGTAATGACTGATTGGGTTGATGGTCTACTTAATGGTGAACAATCATTTATCAATGGCGATCTATCTTTTGGCATGGAGGCTGCTTTTAACTCAATTGGCGATCAAAGCGCTAGTGCGTCAGTTAAGAACCAAGATTTATCAAGCGATGAAGTCAAGGCGCATTTAGATGCTGAGCAATACGTAACTAAAATTGCTTTAGAGTTCGATGATTCAATTTCTTTTATGCTTCACGATGATTTATCAATTAAGCGCATTAAGTTCGCTGGCGTTATCACCGAGCAAAACGACGATATAGACAAAGACGATGTATTGGCTAAATTAGATGCTGATTTTACTTTAATGGCTGGTGAACTTAATCGAATGATAAAAAGCTTGCACGGTGAGTTTTCGGTTGATGCTTTGAGCTACTTAGAAGAATAAAACTTTTAGCGCATCATAACCGGTGCGCTAACCTATATTTAAAATAAAGAGGATAAAGAAATGAATAAAGATGATAGAAATAAGCTAATAGATATAATTTTAGATTCAGGACTTGCTGTAGCTGAGCGTGAAAACCTAAGCCTTACCACGAAAGGGCCTGCAAAAAACAATCATATTACCATTGTTGGCGGAGTTAGAAGAGTTGAGTTGTACACTAACGGAACAGTTTACTCTAACCGCGTAAAGGGAAAATTCAAGCCTTTTAGATTGAAAGGTGAGTCAGTAGATAAAAGCATAATTGAAGCTATCAGGGTTGCTAAAACAGGCAAATAAAATAAAGAGGAGAGAAGTAATGAGATTCAACTTACATTGGATAAGTAAAAAGTTAGTAGAAGTTAATGTTGATGAAACTAGCACTGGAACAATGGACGCAAAAGAGGCTAAAGAACTTGCTTCAGAGCTTTTATTATTGGCCGCTGACTTATTAACAGTAGAAGATAAAAAATAAATTTAATAACGGAGAGATAAAGAATGAACATTGAAGAATTTAATAAAACAAGCTTTACCGGAAATATGCAATGCAAATACAAGGGAGCTGTAAGAGATATATTTAGCGTGAATTTTAATGAGGCGCTAATTGGTCTTGTTGAAATTTGCCTTGGTTGTGATGATGGCGATATTGAATGGGTCCGTTGTGAAAATGTGGAAATGATTAAATAAACCAATAAAAGGATAGTAAGATGAAAGATTTAAAGTTAAGCGCCATACTATTGAAATGTATTAATGAGATTGGTGATTATTTCGAATACGCGTATACAAGCGAAGAAGATAAAGAGTATGTAATGAGGAAGATCGACGATATGACAAAACGACTTCAAGATATTTCTGATACTGAAGCTAAATAATTTAACTACCAAAGGAGAGAGAAGGTGAGTAATAAAAATATATCAATAAATAAGCGAGAGTTCTGGTCATTAAGAAGTTCGCACGAAAGATTGGCGGTTAATAGTGGCGATGTTAGAGAGATAGTTCTTTGCGCTAAGGTTCGTCTAGATAACGTTTGTATTGGTGTAACGTCAGGCGATAGACCTAATAGGCTGGCGTACGAAGATGATACAGATCACATGCTTGAAGCATACAGATTGTTAAATGAAGCAAGGATAACCGAGAATGCTATAGCTAAGGAAAACAGAAAGAACAGATAACTAGCAATTAAAACAATAAAGAGTTAATATAGAACCTCATCAGGTCGTGACCGTCAAATTACAACCTGATTAATCACTGTTGGATTCGACATTTTATTTTGTTTTCCAATGGTGAGTATTTAATCTATATTGAACTTTATTACTCTCCAAGTATTAAGTTAGCCCCTTTCGAAAGATTGGGGCTTTTTACTTTGTAACAGGCAATAAAAAACCACCCTAAGGTGGCTCATTAAATATTGGTATCCAGGATAGGATTATTTCTGTTAGTTCATCCATCATAATGCACTATACTGTGCCATTAAAGATTCGGCGCTAATGTTGATATCACCTTTATTGCTTTTCTTTAATGCTTGCCACTCAAAAACATAATACTCTTGTCCGAACTCAGGGCATTTATTGTTATCACATTTAACAGTTACATTAACGTGTGGGTATTTATTGCAGCTAGGGCAGTTATTGATCATTATTCCTCTCCTCGTGCTTTGGTTTTTTGACCACAGTAAGGGCAAAAATTTATTTTAATTGACTCGTTGAAGCTAGAATCACAAGAATAAGCATCGTAATCAAGTTTCATGTTATCCCCGTCAAGAGTCATAACAACATACTCTGAATCTTCTATTTCTGGCACGTTTCTATTTGACCCGCAAAAATCACACATTATTCTTCTCCTAATGCGATAAACTCGCTTACTTTCATTTTAAAGAATAGTGAGCACTTAACTATAAAACCAATAGGCGCTGTTTTAACGCCTGTTTCAATTGCTGATACGTAGGACTTAGTTACGTTAATGCCGGCAGCTAATTCTACTTGTTTTGTTTTTGTTGCTTTGTAAGCTTTTTCTAATGATTCTGGAATGTTCATATGAACCTCTATTTATTAAGTTGTACCTATAGTAATCGAAACCTAAAAATAAGTAAACAAATAAATATAAAAAAGGTTGACTCGATGATTAAAGTAAATTAAGATTACTACATCAACAGCGGAAATGATTATCGGTAGCCATCCAACGCTGTATAAACTCTACATAAGCAACCGTTATATTTTTAGAGTGTGCATAAGTGAAGTGAGTTAGTAACAATAATGCAACAGGGTTAGCTAAGTATTACAGTGCTTTGATGGCTTGGTTTTGTCGCTCTAGGTAAGTGGGGTTTTGCAGAATATATTTACCCTAGCTCATTTCACTATGCACACTTAAGCTTTAATTTGGAGAGATTAAATGACTTGGTTAAGTACAGAAATAGACCCACCTGAAAAAGTAGCTCCGGTAATCGGTAAGTTCACATATGAATTAAAAGGTAAAGAAATAGTTAATTATCAGATTTTAGATTTAGATATCGAAATTCACAGTGTTGTTGATTTGGTAAAGATTCTTGATAACTGCGGCTTTGATCAATGGAAATATGTCGAGGGTGAAGGTAATGAGTAACTTAGATTTTTGGAATTCAGTCTCAAAAACAGACCCATCTTTTACTAAAAAGGCAAGCAAGGGGGCGCACAACTTTACCTCTGTTGCTCCTATGTACCAAAACAAAAAGGCAACTGAAAAGTTTGGTATGCAGGGTATTGGGTGGGGTGTTGTAGTTGGTAGTGAAGTATTTCAAGAAAAAGAATACGGAACCACAACTATATTGTCATATGATGCAACCTTGTTTTTTGTTTGCCCTAAGTCTGGTGAGCGCGGAGAGATACCAATTCATGCTAGTGAAAAATCTTGCTATATGACTAATGGCTACAAAGGCAAAGAAGGTTATATGAAGATTGATGACGAGGTTCGCAAAAAAGTCGTTACCAACGCAAAAACAAAAGGTCTTTCTGAGTTGGGATTTAGCGCTGATATTTTCATGGGTCTTTTTGATGATCCGAATTATGTTGACTACCTTAACTTTGAAATGTCACTGGAAAAAGCTGATGATTTTGAAAAAGAATCAAACGCAAAAATTGAAGAGTTGAAAGATTGGTGTAGAAAAGAATCATCGGTTTACTCAGCAATCAAAGAAAAAAGAACTTTAGATTTATTACTAGTAGGTCACAAAAATAAACTTCAAGGCAGATGTCAATTGTTAAATCTTGATTTTAACGCATACGCCAAAGGTTTTGACGTAGCATACAATTCACAATTAAATGTTATTACTGGAGAGAAATAAAATGAACGAAGTAAAAGAGTTAGTAGAGTTTGATAAAATCGCAGCTGGTATTGCTGAAATACAAGATAAAGGCAATTTCATTCCTGATATGTCAACAAAGGAAGGTTATGAAGCAAGTAAGCGCTTTGTGCTGGATATGACAACACCAACACGAACAAAGCTAAATACGGTACATAAAAACGCTAAAGCTTATTGGGTTGCTGGTGGTAAAGCAATTGACGCTAAGAAAAATGAAATAATGGACATCCTTGTTGATATTCAACAGCCACATCAAGAAGCTTACAAAGCCAAAGACCAAGAAGAGAAAGATCGCAAAGCTAAGTTTGAAGCTGACTTACAGGCTCGTATTGATGTTCTGTATAATTACAGAGTATTACCGAACGGTTCTACATCCCAGCAAATTACCGATTTAATTCAGGAGTGTGGAGAAACTGACACTCAAGACGGTTATTATCACCGCGCAACTGACGCTTTTCAAGTTCGCGCCGAGTCGCTAGATATCTTAAATGATGCGCTTATGTCTGCCGTTGCTTATGAGGCTGAACAAGCAAAGCAAGCTGAGTTAGCAGAACAGAACAGAATCCAGCAAGAGCAGCTAGAAGCTCAGCAAGAAAAGATGCGATTACAGCAAGAAGAAATGGATCGCAAGCAAGCTGAAATTGATAAAAAAGAAAATGAAGCAGCAGAAGTTATTCGTCAGCAAGAAGCTGAAAAGCAGCGTGTCATTGATGAAAATGCGCGTATTGAGCGTGAAAAGCAAGAAGCTATCGAGCGCGAAGAGTACGCAAAGCAGCAAGCAGAAATTGCAGCCGAAAACGCAAAGCAAGCTGAGATTAAACGCCAGCAAGAGCAAGCAAGATTAGAGCAAGAAGCAGCAGAAAAGCGCGAGGCGAATAAGCGTCATAATACTAAAATTCACAACGGCATTTTAGAGGTTTTAACTGCTAATGGCATCAGCGAAGAAGATGGTAAAACAATGATAAAATTAGCCGCTAAACGTGAATTACCTAACCTACAAATTAACTATTAACAGAGTAAAGGAAAGAAAATGCTAGCAGCTATTATCGCTATGAGAAAAAGCACAGGATTTATAACGGAAAAGAAACCTGTTAATAATAAGCCTGCACCATATGCTATTAAACTGCTAGCGCTTGAAATGTTAAGAAAAGGAAAGAGTGCAACGGTTGTTGGTTTAGAGCTTGGCGTTAATAAAAACTCAGTTAGAAACTGGGGGCAAGATGCAGAAATACTAAAAAAGAATGTAACTTGTGAGCGCAGAGAAAAGCTATATTTATTAATAAAAGACAATCCGTACAAGTATCAAAAAAAGGACTTGTGCAAAATATTGTCAGCAACTAAATACGCTATAGACAGAGATTTATCGTATATAACAAATTTGGTTAAGGGCGATAAAGAAGGGTTTAGAACTAAGTACGCAATAATTTAATTAAACTAAAGCGGCTATAATGGCCGCAATAAGGAGAGAGTAAATGGATATACCCAAAGGAACAAACACCGGCTTGGCTATGCAGTTTTTAGCAAGTGATGTTGGTAGAGAGTGGAAAAAGACAAAAGATTACGAGGAAATATACGAGGCTTTAGGTGTTTTCACCGCTTCGCTTAACACGTACGAAATACCGCAGCCTTAACCTATAGTAAAAGGCGTTAAGTTTATTATTGAAAAGTTTAACCAGTAAGGAATAAGCAAATGGCAAATAAGAATAAGCGCTGCAGAAATTGCAAAGAATACAAGTTAACGGAAAGTATGAAGCATGTATTTGGCGCTTATTATTGTGATATTGAATGCATGAAAGATTATGGTGTTAAGTCAGCACCAAAGGTTAAAGCTAAAAAGCATGCAGAGCAAAAGCGAAAGTTTCAACTAACGGATAGGAAGGCAAGGCGACCGGCGCTAAAGAAATCTTGTCATGATTACATTAGGTATCGAGATAAAGATTTATTATGCATTTGTTGTAACGAACCTCTTGGCGATAACTATCATGCAGGTCATTGGTTGGAGTCAGGCAACAACCCCAAGATTAGATATGATGAAGATAATATTCATGCGCAACGAGCTTACTGCAACACTTACAAAGGTGGTGACTCTGGTGATTATGAAAAGAACCTTCGGATTAGAATAGGTGATGAGCGTGTCGATAGGCTTTTATCAATGAAAGGCGGTACTGATAAAATGACTACTGACGATATGCTTAAGCTAGAAACTGAATTTAAACAAAAGCTAAAGAGCTTAAAAGGAGAGTAAGATGAAAGACCCGTTCAACCCAATTAATTTCATAGTAACTGTATTTGTTGTGTTTGCTATTGCTGTAATTGCATTAAAGTTATTAGTCAGTGCATAACAAACTAACTTACATAAACGCCGGTATAACATTAAATCAATTTTGTATCGGCATAATAATTTACAGCTCTATAGGGCTATTAAGCTATTTTAATATTAAGGATTATTTATGAATCAAACTAAACTAGGCTCTCTTTACGAGGCGCTAATAAATATAGTTATTGGCTGGGTAATTAACTTTACTGCAAACATGACTATTTTTCCGCTTTTCGGGTGGGAGATATCAGTCGAGCAAAATATTTGGCTTGGGACAATATACACTGTAATTTCATTAGTTAGATCTTACGTTATACGCCGATGGTTTAATGCTAAGTTGCACGCCGTTGCTATGAAGCTTGCCAAGTAATTAATTATATTTAGTGAGGGTGATATGATCGAAAGAAAAGATTTGGTTGTTGGTGAAATTTATCGATGCAAAATAAATGACATCGTTAGCGGGTGGGAAGATTCTCTTGAATGGCTTGGTGATGGATGGTCACATGCTACTGAGAATATTGATGGTTATTATCCGTGTATAGTAGAATACGCAATTTGTAAGCTGTAAATTAATTTAGGAGAGTAAAGAATGCAAGCGAAACAGTTATTAGATTACATAATTAAACCAACCCTTGAATACATGGGTGGAAATTACAATAGCAAGAATGCACAAATGCTTTTATTGGCTACTGCGGCAATAGAAAGCGATTGTGGGTATGACATAAAGCAAATTAATGGCCCTGCTTTGGGTGTTTGGCAGATGGAGCCTGATACGCATGATGATATATTTGCTAATTGCGATGTAATGCAAGATGTTAACAATGATATGTCAAAGTTTAAATATGAGGTATTAGGGCTAGCACCAACATACAATAGTGATGAGGATTTTGAAGCTGTAAATTCTGATTTGATTGAATCACCAAAATACGCTTGCGCAATGGCTAGATTAAAATACTCAATGGATAAAGAACCACTACCAGACCATAAAGAGATATTTGAGATTTACCGGTATTACAAGCGAATTTATAACACTCCATTAGGTGCTAGTACATTCGAAAAGTTTCAAGCGGCATGGAAGAAACACGGGTTAGATAAAATTAAACTTTAGAGATTAAACGATACTAAAACAAAGCACTCTAAACAGGGTGCTTTTTTATATCTGTGATAATGCTATAATTAATCAATGGCGGTGCCAACAAATAAGGATAAGGCCGGTGGCTGAATCGAAGAATAAAAGCAAATTACCCGACAGTGATAAGCTTATAAAGAATTACATACTTAACGGTTTGACGAATGCTAAGCAGGCCGCTATTGACGCTAACTACAGCCCAAGAAGCGCAGAGCAATCAGCTAGTAGAGTGTTAAGGAGTGATAAGGCTAAGCGATTAATAGCTGAATACAAATCTACACAGTTAGAAACATACGTTTGGACTAAGACCGACAAGCTAAAAAAGCTTGAAAAAATAGCTGAAGCCGCAATGGTTAATGATGCTGAAAAAGGCATGATAAATATGTCGGCAGCAATCGCAGCAATGAAAGAGCACAACCTAATGCAAGGCGATAACGCACCAGTAGAGACTAATAATAATATTAAGGTTTCTGCAACGCTAGCATCTAAGTTAACCGCAGGATCTAAGCGGTGACAAACCATGAGCAAGCAATTTGGTATTTAGATAATCTTGACACACTGTCTTATGATGATTTAGCTGAAGCTATGACATTTAAGTGGTTTAGACTTAACACCATCTATCACATCAAAGACAAAGCTGGTAAAAAGGTTTTGTTCACACCTAACGCAGAGCAAGAAAGCTTTTACCTTAACCAGCATTGTCGCGATATTATCTTAAAGGCTAGGCAATTAGGGTTCACGACTTTCAAAATGATAAGTGATCTTGATGATTGTTTGTTTATTGAAAACTTTGCAGCAGGTTGTATTTGCCATGATTTAACATCAGCAAAAGACATTTACCGAAACAAGATACGATTTGCTTACAGAAATATTGCGCCAGAACAACGAGAGCTAATTGAAGAGATTGGCTATCGATTACCTGTACCAATAAACGATAAAGATAACGGTTATGTATTTGACAACGGTTCGTCAATAGCTGTTAGCACTTCATACCGTGGCGGAACATTGCAGAGTTTGCATGTTTCAGAGTTCGGTAAGATATGTAAAAAGTTTCCCGATAAAGCCAAAGAAATAGTTACTGGTGCTTTCGAAGCTGTGGCGCTTGGTAATGTAATAACTATCGAATCAACGGCAGAAGGTAAAGAGGGTTATTTTTATGACTACTCTATCGCCGCTGAAACTAAGATGAAAAGAAACGATGCTTTAACGCTGCTTGATTTTAAGTTTCACTTCTTCCCCTGGTATTTGAATGAGGGCTATAAACTAGAGTCTGACAAGGAAACGCCCGAGCATATCGAAACGTATTTTACAAAACTTGAGCACGAAACAGGCTTAATTTTCAGTAAAGAACAGCGCGACTGGTACTATGCTAAAGAATGTGACTTAGGCGAGGATATGAAGCGTGAGTATCCTTCTACACCTAAAGAGGCATTTGAACAAGCAACCAAGGGCGCATACTACGCTAACCAGTTCAGTAAAATATATAAAGACGGCCGTATTTGCGAAGGATTTAATAATGACGCCAAAGTAAATACTGCTTGGGATATCGGTGTGGGTGATAATACTTCGATATGGTTTTATCAGAAAGTCGGCAATGAAATACATTTGATAGATTATTATGAGAACTCAGGTGAAGGCTTGGAGCATTACGCAAAAGTTTTACGTGATAGAGGTTATGATTATGGTGAACATTACGCGCCTCATGATATCGATAACAGAGACTTTAGCAATAAAGGCTTAACACGTAAGCAGATAGCGTTAAACGGCTTTGACCTTGATAACGATGGTAAGAAGTATTCGTTGCGATTAAATGTGGTGCCAAAGCTTTCTATTGATGACGGCATTAACCACAGTCGCAAGATGCTTGATAGATGCGTATTTGATAAAGATAAGTGCGAACACGGAATAAAGTGTTTAGAGTCGTATCGAAAGGAATGGAATGATAAACTAGGATGCTTTAGAGATAAGCCTTTGCATGATTGGGCTAGTGATGGCGCTGATGCATTTAGATACTTAGCTGTTACCGAAGAGGGTAGCAAAAAACCACTATCTCGCGGGATGGCGTTTACGTGATGATCGCTGATAAATCGTGCTATAATTCAACAGGAATTTTACCAAGGCGCTTATTATGAGCAGAACCAGAATAATAGTAACCATCAAAAGAAAACACTATGAGAACATAGTAAAAGAAATTAAAAGATGTGAAAGCAGCAAACTTTTTATAGATCAAAAATACCTAGGCTTTGAGCCAATGAGGGATGCAATATCACTAGCACTACCTAAAGAGCTAAAAGAGGTTAAAGTATTAGGGTTTTCCTTGTCAATAGAGACAGAATACAACGGAAAAACTTTACACTCATTAACATTTGAATTTATCAGCGATTAAACCTTGGGCTTTTTTATGGCAACTTACCTAGAAACAGTTAACAGACATCAAGTATACATTGCACGCTTAGCGACTGGCATATTAAAAGATGAAGTGTACCCGTCAATCAATGAGGCTTACAAAGCTGTTAGATTGGCATTAGCTGAGTATGGTGATATTACATCGATACGAGATGTTAACCGTGTTAATGCACTAATCAACAAGGCTATCAACGAAAGCTTAACGGATGGCTTTGCAACTGCTACTGCTAGCATGACAACGATTGCCGTCAATGAAGCTGCTTACACTGCCGCGTTATTATCTTCTGCTGCTGCGACTTTAGCTGTGCCAGGTGAATCAAAAACAGAAAAGTATGTCCGCAACTCAATAATGAGCCTGTCCAGTGGCAACCGTAAACAGTCTGCTGTCTGGTCAAAGTTCGTTAAAGGCTATGAAGGTACGATGGCAAGCAGATACAACGCCATTATCACATCGGCCTACAATGAGTCACTAACTAGCGGTAAGATGCAAACGCTTGGCCAGCTAACAAAGCAATTCCGCGATTTAAATAATAATATCCAACGTAGTGAAGCTGAATCATTAGTTAGAACTGGTGTGCAGCACTATACAGCTAGAGCCAATCAGTTAATGGCTGCTGATAACTCAGATATTATTGAGCGTGAAATACCTATTGTTACTTTTGATAGTGGAACTAGCGATGTTTGTATATCAATTAGCGCTAAATACCCTAAAGGATGGTTGCAAGGCAAAAGCCCTGTTGGATATCCGCCGTATCACTACCAATGCAGAACAGTTATAGGTTATTTGTTGTATGGTCAAGATGAATTCGAAGGAACAAAGGCAAGCAAAGGTGCTGATGGTGGCGCGCAAATAAAAGCAAATACTCCTTTCGGTCAATGGCTACGCACACAGCCCAAGTCTTTTGTATTTGAAACGCTAGGCAAAAGAAAAGGGCAGCTATTCCTTGATGGAAAACTGCCACTTGCCAACCTTACTAATCAATATCTAAAGCCGTTAACGCTTAATGATTTAGGGTTTTAGCCGCCATATAAGACTTATTAGCTGCCCTGTAAAAAAACATAACTACAAATGACAGGAGCATGCTAAAAATGTAAATCGCCCTAATCATAAGAAGCCACTCATCAAAAGGGGTCAGGAAATGATTCTCCCACATAACGAATGAGCCAATAGCAACAAAGGCGATGTGATTTATGATAAATAAGAGTGTGTAGGTGTTAAATGTTGATTTCATTTTAATTTTCCATGCCGGCATTAAGGATTATGATTATAGTAGCCATAAGCATCCATAGCCCATGTAAAAGCCTAGCCACAGGGTCCCACTCAGAAAATGGCATTGTTAAATAAACAATATCATAAGCTGTAAAAGATGCTATCGATACTGGGGCTATATGTGCTAGCCCCATCAATCCAATTACACGAGAAAGCCAGTTTAATTCATTTTTCAAATCGTTCATTTTAATTTATCCATAGTGTCAAATAACTCTAAAGCCAAAGCAGCAAGAGACTCTTCTTTCCTCCAGTGTAGATTGAAGTTTCTCGCTGTTTTTCTTGCGAACTTTTTACATGCCTCTTCTCTAAGTTGTTGCTTCGTTGGCTCTTCCTTTGGGCCTTTCTTGGTGTCATGCTCGTTCAGCGCCTGAGATATCTCGTTGCTGCAATCAGTCATGCTAACTACCCTCCAAGCATTCAAGGTATATTCTATTTGAAAAATCAATAACGGCTTTCTTTTGGTGCTTGTCTGTAGAAAAGCCATGCACCTTGTAAGCCTCAATAATTATATATCTAAGCACCTTATCTTTAGCTGGAGCAAGCACGTCTTTAAGGCTAACGCCAAGCTGTCTTGTTTTCATAACACCAGATGCAAAGCCCTCAATAGTTTCGCATATATCCTTTTCTTCCTCTGCAAATACAGGGAATGATAGTAATAATATTAATAGGTATTTCATGATAATTCCTCTATGCGTTTTTTCTTTTCTTCCGCTGCTGCTTTATTTATTTGGCGCTTGGCATCTATGTAATCACATTTACATTCAAGCTCTAGCTCCATAAATCTATCTGTCGTTATGTCTTCGCTATTCAAAAGGCCTTTCAATATTCCAATTTTCATTTCCATGCGAGAAAAAGCCATGGAGTCTGCAACACTGCTAGCGTCAATCATTTTATTTCCCCTCTGGTGTAAGTAGGGTTATGTTGGTGCAGTCTTTAGCGGCAATATCAGCATTGACGCAATAAAATATATCACGGACACTCATATATACGCCTTTCATCCTACCTCTGTACTTAACCTCAAAACTATAAGCCTCACCATCTTCTAGCTCTTGTTTAGGTGGTAGTGGCTTAATAAAATGTTCTAGAAATAATATGCATCCAACTCCTTCTTCTTCGTGCTCAAATGTAATTACCTTTCTGCCGCTTAAGTCACTACAAATCCCGATAACCTCAACCTCTAGACCGATAAACTTAAGCACATGGCAAGGAAGTATGGTTTGTGCAATTAATAACTTAGCACCAACCTGTGGGCACTCACCATTATCTAGCATTTCTTGCGTATATACTGGTGGTTGTGGCCGTTCAACCATGCCTAACTTCAATAAAGAATCAACACTATGTCCACTTGCAAGATACCAGCGTGAGCGCCACACGTGTATATTACCATCAACCACCTTAATAAATGCCTCTTGCCAAAATTCACCGCTAGGCATCCAATAAGTCGCACCCTCTGGCGCTTCACTCCAATCAATATCCACTTTACTCACCTCTAATTTAGTCGCCTTGCTTGCGTCAAACTTTGCACCAGTGTATTTACCGAAATTATTTTCCATTTCTGCTAGTAGTGCGTTGAACTCTGCAATGGTGCAAACGTGATGAATATCGAAATCACCGTCGTGTTTACTGTAGCTTGTTCCATAAACGCCTCTTTCAGCACTAAAAAATACAAATTCTTCTTTACCACCAAAATCATCACTATTAGCTATATCACCCTTTAACCAATTAACCGCTTTTACAACATTCTCACAAACTGTTTTCATTTTTCCTCTCCTTTATTATCTTCATTAACACAATAAGTAATAACCAATGCTAGCAATATGCCTAGCTCAATATCTAATGGCGCACTATCAAATAGCGATACAACCATCAGGCTAGCCGCTGCGAATATAAGAAATATCACAGCAAGCGTTTTTATGTATTTCATCATTCTCTCCGTTACAAATCAATTAAGCTATTAGTGTTATTTGTTGATGCTGTAAGTGTTATTTGCCCAAGATTCCAAACGCGCGACACCCATGACTCACCATTCATGTACATAGCCCACAGGAAGTAAGAATTACTAGCCTTGTTTAATATTATTTCAAAGTCGCCATCAGACTTAATAACATCCTTTACAGTAACCAGTATCTTTTTTTCTCCTGACTTCTTAGTTCTTACAACTAATACATCACCAACCTTCGGTGGCTCTATGTCAATATTAAGAGTGTTAAGTTCGATCATTGCATTTCTCTCCGTTAAGTAATTGAGGTAACTTTAACTTGACTGTGCGCAAAAGTAAAGCATATAATGCAATTAATCTAAACAATTATCCCAGAGAGGAAGATTAAAATGAAAGCAAAGTTAGAAACTGAGTTCGTAGAGTTAGCAACCGTTAATAGTGCATTGATATTTCATCGAGGCAATCAGTCCGCTTTAGCGGTTGAGTTGGGCGTAGCTCGCAATACAGTCAAGTCTTACATCGTTAAAGGTGGTAATACATTATTGCGCGTGGTTCGTGATGGTAGCGCTATTGCAGGCTTTGAATTAATTAATAAGGATTAGTTATGAATTACACATACAGTGTAGATGTTATTGAAAGAGCAAGCGGGCAACCTGTAAAGCAGATGGATGTTATTGGGTTTAATATGGCGCAAAAGGCAAAGCGTGGATTGGAAATAAACCTGAATCACAGTAAGTATTTTGTAAAAGTAACCAAGCAAGATTAATTAATAAAGGAGAGTAATGATGAGAGATATTAAGTTCGAAATAATGTTCTGGGTTAATAACAGGGACTTTACCACATCAATAGCGAAGCATTACACCACTATTAACAGACTTACCAATGGCCAAGATACATTTGATTATGACTCTGCTGACATCGTGGCTAAGCGCCAATTCACAGACTTACAAGATAAGAGTGGTGTTGATATCTATGAAGGTGATATTGTCGAGCCTATGGATAAATATTCTGATTGGCTCACCAAAGGCTATGTTGTTTTTGAGCACGGATCATTTGTCATTAAAGCCTTAAACCCATTCTTTACAAAATCACGCGATCAACTTACAGCGCATAGCAATAAGTACAAAGTAATCGGTAATATTCACGAAAATCCAGAACTATTGGAGAGTAACAATGCTAAGTGATAATATAAAATCCCTATGCACAAGCCGGACGAAAGAAATGAAGACAGAAAAAGAATTTGCTGATACCAAGCAAAGAGACATAGTTATCACGCCTAAATTCAGCGGGGATAAAATAAAAGAAATGCTTGGTAGTCTAGCTAGCCATAGCAATAGTCAATAACACTAAAAATTAGCCACTTTCACCATTCGTTAATAAAAGCTATACTAGGTACAATTAATAACCTAGTGTGGCTTTTATGTCTATAAACATACAAAGAGATTATGCTTTAAACGAAATGCTTGACGAAGTTCTCAAGGTTCGTACAGTAATCAAAGGCGCTCCATTCGTTAAGATGGGCGGCGAAACATACCTACCTTCACCAAATGAAGTCGACAAAACATCAACGCAAGCTATTGCACAATACAAGAAGTATAAAGTTGGTGCAGAGTTTGACGAGTACACAACACAAACTTTAACCTCGATGATTGGCAAGCTTAATCTTGATGATTTTACGCCAGAGCTTGATCCTAAACTTGAATATTTAATTAACAATGTTGATGGTGACGGTTGTACGCTTAAAGGGTTAACTGAAAGCTTAGCCTCTAATGTGCTTGCTGTTAAATGGCATATTGCCGCTGTTGACTACCAGGGATTGCAAGGCGTTGCACTTGAAGATGTAAGCGCTGCTGATGTTGCTGATTTAAATCCTCGACCAACAATCAAGCAGTACTCACGTGAATCTGTTATCTCTGCTGACTTCGAAGTGATTAACGGTCGTAAGCAATTGCGCTTTATCATGCTGTTAGAAGTTGGTCGTAATTTTGATGATGATATTGAAAACAGAATTAAAAGCAATGGCACAGATGAGCTTTATTTAACTGAGTCTTACATTGTTTTAGCTCTTGATGAAAATGGCAATTACTATCAGCAGAAAATTGTTTACTCTAGTGATAACGGTTATGAGAAGGGTGAGCCTGACTACATCACCATCAAGACGAAGCCGTTAAAGTTTATCCCACTGCAAATAGTTAGCGACCAAGAGGTTAATCATGAATTACCTCAGCAGCTAGGCTTTTTAAATCCTATTGCTGATTTGTGCTTGCATCGCTATAACGCCAGCGCTGACTATAAAGAAGCATTACGTAAGTTTGTTCCTACTACTGATGTGTTTGGCATGGTAGATGCTGACCTAGAAGCCTTTGAAAGTACTAACGGTAGAAGATATCGAGCTATTGGACAAACAAACCTTTGGCCTAGTAACGAAATAACAATCCAAACAACTAGTACAGACGGTTCTTTAGAGTCATTCGAAAACTACGACGAAGCAAGCAAGAATAAAATACGCTCAATCGGTGGCGTTGTTCCTGAATACTCAACTGGTGACACTTCAGCAACAGAGGCTTTGATTAACTCAGCAGAGCAAAACGCTGTATTAAATCCGCTAGTATCTGGCATTGAAATGAGCGTTAAAAAGCTTATTGCTTACTGTGCAATGTTTGAAGGTATGGTTGATCAAGATAGTGTTGATGAATATGCCGGTGATATTATGTTTGATATGCCGCGCGAATTTAGCAAAGTATCACCAAATACTGAGGCAGGTCGATTTGTTATTGAAATGGTTAATTCTCAGTTAATGACGCAAGAGCAAGCAACTAAAAAGCTTATTGCGCTTGGTTGGCATGAGGGTGAATTAGAGGATGTAATGGCTGAGATTGGCAACATAGAGCCAGTGATTACACCAGTAGAATAAGCCTTATTTGACCTAGTTAGTCAAAAGGGCTAAAATTTAGTAAAAGTCGCTAACAGTGTTAGCATTAATATAAACTCAATATAGGCAGTGCCATGAAAGAGTTAACAAGTGAGCAGTACGAGCAGTTACCTGAATTTGTACAAGAGGATTATGTGCAAGATGGTGAAGGATACAAACACGCAGGTGTCATGAAAATGAAAGGCACGCTTAATGATTTGAATAGCAAGTTAGAAAGCCAGAAAGGTGAAAACAGCGAATTGTCTGGCAGACTATCTGAATTTGAAAAAGGCAAAGCTGCGGAAATTGAACAAGCGCGTATTGACGCTTTAGAAAAAGCCAAAAAGGACAATAACGTTGATGATATCTTACGCATTGAACGTGAAAAATTAGAGGACGAGCGAAAACGCTTAGAGTTATCTTCTAATGATTTCAACTCAAGAATGCAGGGCATTGCTGACAACCAAAAGAAAGCTACATCACAATCGATAACTAACGAATTAGCTACCGATAAAGGAAAGAAAGCTTTTAATAAGCTTATTGGTGAATATATTAGTGTTGACCCAGCGACAGGGGTAGAAACATTTTTAAATGACGACGGCAGTGCCTCATCATTAAATAGAGAGCAGTTTGTTGCAGAAATTGCAAAAAATGAATTGTTTTCATCTTTAGTAAAGGCCGACATTGCTACACTTGGCGGCGGTAAATTAAACGGCAGTAATCATAGTGGCGGTGCTTCTAATGCCAAAATTAGCAACACGGATAGCAGTGGTAATAAATACACCAGTGTTAACGATTTTGTAAAAGACAACTTAAAATTAAAGTAGAGGTATAAAATGGCTAATGAAATAATTAGTGGTACGCTGTCGGCTGCGCTGACTCAAGAAGTGGTAAATGGTGCTTTTGATATTGCACGCTCTAACCGAACGGGCTTATTATCTGTAGTTTCTATGGGCAATGCTACACAGGCATTTGACGGCTACAAAATGAGCTGGCTTGATATGCGTGTTGACGCAACAAGCGCAAATGCATCAGGCAACTTTACCGACTCAGCAACAACTATTAACGTTGCTACTGGTGAAGGTGCAAAATTCCGTGTTGGTATGACTTTTGGCGCTGATGGCTCAGATGAAGAAATTCTTGTAACTGCTATTAATGCCGATGCATTGACTGTTGTTCGTGGTTTCGGTGCTACAGTTGCTGAAGCTGGTACTACTGGAGTGCAGTTGACTATCAACTCAACATCGCGCCCTGAAAACTCGCTTGCTGAAAATGATGGCATCTTTCAGCCTGAGAAAGTTGAAAACTTTTTTCAGACTATGGATACAGCTGTTGAAATGTCTCGCCGCGCATTATCTACAATGCAATGGGGTGACACCAATGACTTGCAATTCCAAATTTCTGAACGTATTCGTCAATTAACAATTCAGTTAGATCGCGCGTTAATTCGTGGCCGCAAAGATACCGCGACAATCGCTGGTGAAGAATACACATACACTGGCGGTATGCGTTTTTACACGTCACAAGCTGGCGCTATTAATGTTGATCATTCTGCTGGCGCTTTAACTCTTGATGCCATTCAAGATTTGAATGCTGAAATTGTTAAGCGTGGTGGTATGTCAGATACTATTGTTGTAGGTATCAATAAAGCTCGTGAATTAAACAAGCTTGTAGCGGCTAACTATTCAAGCCAGCGCTTAGCTGATTGGTCTAATGATGAAGGTTCAGTAACTATGTTACCTTCTGATATTCCGTTACTTGGCACAACTACAACCATCGTTGTTGATACTAACGTTTCAGATGATGAGTTATTCATCTTGGAAAAGCGCATGGTTACAATCACACCTATGAATGCTAATAACGCTAATAGCTCTGGCGCATGGCAGACTAAAGATGCAACACAGCCTGGTCAAGATGGCGAACGTGTCCGTATTCTTGGTGATTTCGCTTTTGAAATTCGCCAGTCTAAAACGCACATGGCTCGTTTATATAATATTGGATAGGTGACACATGAAGTTTTTAATACCTAAAGGCGGTAAAAATATATTCTTAGGTGTAAAGCTAATTTCTATCGAGCAAGGAGAGTTCGAGACAAAAGACAAAGAATTGCAAGGTAAGTTAAAAAATTGCAAAGGCGTGTCAGAAATTAAAGCTAAAAAGCCCAAAGAGTAAACCAAATATAAAGCCCCTCTAGCAGGGGCTTTATTCTTTCTAAATACCAAGTGCAGGAGCTACAAAATGCCACAGTACAACACAGCCCAAGAATTTTCATACTTAGAGACAGAGGTAAACTTAGTTTTAATAACTAATGCAACCTCTGGAAGTGTGATTGTTTCAGCATGGAATGGCACAGAATACATTGTATCGGATACGATAACCGAAACAGGAACTAAAATAATTTACGTAAAAGGTCAGAAATTAAGATTTCAGCCAACTGGTGATATGGTTTATTCCATTAAGGCGGGTAACTAATGAGTTTAATTATAGGCGACGGCTCAGGCGGAAGTGGTGCGGGTGCGTGGATTGTTGGGGTTAAAGTAACTAACGATCAACCAATGGTATTCACAAGTGAAGCAAACAGAGATACTTACTTTTCAAATAATCCAGATGAATTAACCCGTGTTAGTGGATCAACTAATATTGTCGGTATCGGTACTATTGTTGAAGATACTAGCTCAGTGCCTAGTGATGGATGGTGGGCTTATGGCTACCAAGGTGTTGCTGGGTGGCGACAAACTGTAGAAATTGCAGTTGGTGCGCGTGGCCCACAAGGTGACCCTGGTTCAACTCCTTCAGTAATTGTTGAGCAAGTTGCAGCCCCTAGTCACGGATTAACCCCGGCAAATGTATTGTCAGGCTTAGGTGTTCGTCGTGATGAAACCGACCCGCGCAACTGGGTGGCAGCTTCAAGCAATGATATTAATACTTGTGCGTCTTCAATGCTTGCAGATATCGTTGATGCCAATAACATCTTAGTTATCTTGGAAGGTGTTGCTAATCAACCTAGCCACGGCTTTACTATTGGCGGTATTTACTACTTAGGTGCTAACGGTTTTGTTACTGATACAATCCCGATCACTGGACGAGTTCAGCAAATATTCACGGTTATTGATGCTAATAACGTGTTAATTAATATCGGGCAATCGCATCAGGTAGAAATGCCAGCGCGAGACTTAAACGGTACAGGTGTTTTTCGTGGCGGTGTTCCTTCGTTGCAAAGTTCTTCAGTGATAAGAATTACCGCTGGTAGCGGTGATATTTTCTCATTACTTGGAGATATCAACACCTCTGTTACTGTTGAGTGGGCACAAACAGATTACAATCCGCCGCTTGGTGTTGATGGTGATTTTGTTATTACTATTGATGTTAACGGCGACCCGATGGAAGTGCCAATTGCATCATACACAACAAGCACAAGACGTGATGTTTTAATCCTTGGCGTTTATACGATTGCAGCAGGCGCTATTACCTCGGTGACACCTTTTGTTATTTCAGCAAACGAACCGGCACACCAAATGTTTGATTTTATGGAGTGCTTTGGTGCTACTGTAAAAAATGGCCTTAACATAACTGCAGACGGTGCAAATTTAGAAATTGACCTTAGTGGCGGCGAGCTTCACTTTATCGGTGCGGGTAGTCAACAAGGCAATAGACAGCAAAACATTCTTAATATTGCTGGTGTTGATTCTGTCGTATTCTCAACGCTACTTGGTCGAACTGGTGTTGTAGGCGGCACTACCACAAACACCATTGATCCTACTGTATTTGATAACGGCACTGGCGCGCCTGTTAATGTTGGCGGCTCTCCCAACTCGACAACTGTTGCAAGGGCTTATATATTACCTAGCTCTCCTGCCGTTGTTTTTGTTGCTTATGGTCAACAGGTTTACAGTGACTTAGACGAAGCAATTTCAAGAGATTCAGAGTCGGACTTTCAATTGCCTGACTTTATGAATTCCGCTGTTTTACGTGCCAGAATTGCAGTCACACGCACAGCAACATCGTTAGAAGATGAAGTAACATCAAGAATAATGAAGGGTTCAAAGTTTGGCGCTGAGCCATTATCATCTTCTGGTGGTGGTGGTTCAGGTGGCACTGAATTGCCACCTGAATTCACAACATCAGGCTTAACACTTAATGGTG